GTTGTCTACAAGAACACGACGGTAGTAGACGTTGCTGTCTTTCGTCAGTGCGCCTGTGCCTGCTGTTGAACCCTCAGCGAATGGGTTAGCAACCATGCCGTAACGGGTTTTGAAACCAATTTTTGGCTGGAAGCTGTCTTGATCAACAGCACGAACCATTTGCAGCGGAACGTATGGGCAGTAGAACAGGCCAGCGTCAAATGCGCTAGAACCTTTGTAGCCCATAACGAAGTAGTTACCACCAGCATATGGATCGATGTAAACGCGGATACGACCGTTCAGAACACCAGCGAATGTATTGCCTGTGTCATCAACGTTCAGTGCGTTCGAGTTAAGAGCAGGTGTGTAATCAAGAACACCAGCCATCTGCAGAGCGGATGCTACATCGCTTGAGCAGATAACGATGTTACCTTTGCCACGACGTGTTTCTTTAGCAATTGTGTTAGCTTCGCGCTCAAGTTGGAACATCAGACCCTTGAACTTCTCAACTGACCAACGACCGTTTGCATCAACGTCAAGGTCAAAACGACCTGCAGTTGTCGTGCCGCTTGAAGCGCCGCGCTTAGCTGTAACAGCGATTGTGCGAACAACTTCACGGTTGATTTCAGCAAGAACTTCTGAAGTCAGAATGTTTGAAAGCTCGGTTTCTGCATCAAGGCCGTGAATTGCTTTCAGGTCTTGTGCAAGTTCCATTGTGTATTCAGCTTTCAGAGCACGTGACTTAGCTGTTACAGAAACTTTCTCGATTGAGAAAGCCATCTGAGGAATAGCTGTGTTGCCAGTTGTGCCAAGTGCTTCAGCTTGTGCTGTTGACATACCTGAACCGAAGTTGTAGATACCGTCTTCAGCTAGGTTTGCTGTACCAGTTGTTGTGTTACCTGGGTAGGTACCAACGTTTTTCTGACCCAGTGTGTTAGCACCAGAAACAACAGAAGAGAACGCTGTGTTGACTTCGTCGTAGAATGTTTCTGTGTGGGTCTGGTTAGCGTAACGAGCGCGCATTGCGAAAATCAGGCCTGTTGGGCCAGTCATTGGCTGAACGCCGCAGATGTCGTAAGCAATCAGGTTAGGCATTGCACGGCGAACCAGGCTGATAAGCACTGGATCAAACGTGTCAATAGAACCGTCACCAGCTGTTGAAGAAGAAGCTGCCATTGCGTTAACAGGCAGGCCACCTTCTGACAGCAGCGATTGACGTGTGTACTGTGAACCTTCGCGGAGAGCACGTTCAGTGTTCTCAAGAAGGACAGCAGTTACACCACGACGGTGGGAGTCTTTGATCTGAGGCAGATCATCGTGCTCCAAAATTGGCTTCCATTTTTGTTGTAGTTCTTCAGCTAGATACATATGTTTCTCCTTGTAGAGGGTTTAATATTATTTATAACTAATTATTTTTTGATAGTTCTTTTGATTGCTTTAGCGTAGTTAGCCATTGATCCGGTCAGCGCTTGAACTTCTTCAACTGCTTCGTCTTCAATTTGCTCAGCAATCATCTGAGTTTGTTTTTTGTCAGCTGGGAAATAGTTTTCCTTGATGATAGCAAGTTTCTTCTCATATGACTCAACATCATCAAAAACTACGCCTTCTGACAGGCTCTCAAATTTTTCTACCTGAGTAGCAGCAAGACCTTCTGAAACTTTAAAAAAAACTGCCTGCTTTTCTACTTCGTTAGTAATTTTTTTGAGTTCAATGTTTTCATTGATCTGGCTATTAAGTTTGTCTTCAAGCTCTTCAACACGTGCTGCAAGCTCTTCAACAATGTCAATTTTGTCTTCAGGCACTTCGATGTTGTGCTCGATGAACAGCTGCTTCAGATCAGAAATAAATTCTTCTGTGATTTCTGAACGGAGTGAAGACTCAACAGCAACTTTGTTTTCTTCCATCCACTGCTCAACAACGTAGCCAAGATATTCGTCAACCTTTGCAGCAACTTCCTGCTCGATATCTGTTTTTGCTTCCTCGAAAGATTGTTCAAACTGCTCTTCAAGCTCTTCTTTTGCTGCTTGAACGCGAGCATTGACAGCAGCTTCAAAAACAACTGTTGCTTTCTCTTTGAACTCTTCTGACAGATCCTGACCAGCGAACATTGCATCAACATCTTCTTTCATTGACACTGAAGCTTTGTTCTTTGCTGACGTATCGCCAGTTGCTTTTACATTATTTTGAGAATCGGTTTCTTCCATATCGCCCTCTAGTTTCTTTGGGGCAAGGTCACCTTGGGTTTTTGAATTGCCAGGTGCTTGCGCTTTTTTAACGCCGGAAGCGTCGGGACCAATTGATTGGCCTGTTTGGCCACCACCGGTCACAACCTTCTCGTCCAATGCTACCTTTTCTTTAGCTGCCATAAAAAATCTCCTTATTATATTGCTATTTAGTAAAAT